CAGCGTTTGACGTTTGCCCGGTGACGCTCGGGGTTGCTGTATTTGGGCTTGCTGACCTTGCCGAGCCAGGTCGTCTGGGTCAGTTTAATCCACGTCGCAAAGGTCTGCCCGGTCACGCCCACGACCTTGGCGGCGGCCTCCTTGCTCATGCGGGCCGCGTTGAGCGCCGCGATCTGCGGGAGGAGAGCCTCCAGACGGCGGGCGTTGAACAGGGCGATGGGCTTTAGCAGCGGGATGTCTCGACCGAGGAAGGTCACCTTGTCGGTGAAGACGAAGTTTGCGGAAGGCATGGTCTTATTTCGTGCGCTTGGCGTACGGGCCGCGGCGGTTGAGGTTCGACCAGGACAGGTTCGCCAGCGCGATCCAAGAGCGGACGGCGCCGACGGAGACGCCGAGGGCCTCGGCCGCATCGGCCTGAGACTTGCCGGCCGTGTTGAGGGCGTTCAGTTGCGGGAGCACGCCGGCCAGACGGCGGGCGGCGTGGGGGAGCACCGGGCGGGACAGCCTGAGGGGGCGGTCGCCGACGGTGATTAGGTCGATGGGTTCTTGGTTCATGTGGGTGGGTGGGAAGTTATTTCTTTTTGGGTTTATTGATAGGCATCCAATGGGAAAACTGATCGAGACTTTCGGTGTCGCCGTTAATGTCATCCCAATCATCTCGCGGTTCTCCGTAACTGTAACCGTCTCTCTTTTCGCAGGCCTTGATGTATTCTTCATCAAACCTGAAGAGACTGAGAAGCATCGGATACTTGTATTTTTTATGGAAAAACAAGCAGGCATCCTCGTGCTTAAACTTGCTTGAGTTAAAGGTTTTGATGCAGCGCCAGGTCATGGTGTGGTGTGGGTGGGAAATTAGCGGTGGCTGCGGACGGCCTTGGCCTTGACCGGCTCGGGGCCGTTGATGGCGCGGGCCAGTTCAGGGCCGCAGAAGGTGACGACGGCGAGCCAGCCGAAGATGATAAGGAACGAGAGGGCGATGAGGGACTTCATGGGTGTGCTTTGTGGGTGGAGATTAGGCGATGGCCTTCGAGATGGTGGCGCGGATGCGGTTAAGTTCGTCGCCGCGGATCTGCCACTCTTCGACATGGCCGACGAGCGAGAGGTACTTGTTCTCCGGAACCTGAGAGGCCATAAGGGTCGAGAGGTAGTAGCGGGAGGCGAACTGACCGAACTCGGTGTGGGCGTTGTCGCGATCGTAGAACTCGACGAGGGGCTCGTCGGACTGATGGGTAAGGCAGAAGTCGAGGCCGTACTTCTGGCCCTTAGTCACGATGCGGACGGTGGCGTTGAAGTAGATCGCGTCGAAGTTGAAGACGAGGGCGGAGGCGGTGTTAGTGGTCATGTTTTTGGTGGTGCCAGACCAATCTCTCAGACCTAATGCATTCCGTCAAACTCTTTTGCCGAAACTTTTGACAGGGGTCTACAGGGGGTCAAAAGCCAGCCATAGGTCGGCCATAGGCTACCCCTTTAAAGGCCTCTCCCTGCCCTTCCTAGGCCTTTTGACGGCGGGAACGCAGGAAGACCGCCATACCCACCCCTAGGCACCCCACAGCCAAGGCCCAGCCGAGGTCGCGGACTGACTTCAGGGCCAAGGTTGCCGACGATAGCCCCTTCTCGACGCTGGCTGAGTCTGACTTAAGGCCGGCATCACTGACGATCAGGACAAGACTGTCTCGGGATTGTAAGGTCTCGAGCACATAGCCGGCGATATAGGCCGACGAGAGAGCTGACAGGCCCGCGAAGCCCGTCAGGAGGATGACGGCCATCAGCAGATTACCGCTTCCGCTTTCCTTTGCCTGGGGCTTTTGCTTTGCCATTGGTTTTCTTGCCGGCGATCTCGCCGACTTCCTTTTCGGCGCGTGCTTTGAAGGCCTTGAGAAGGTAGTCCAAGGCCTCGGGCGCGCAGTACCCGATTGCACCGATGGCGCCCATGCGAAGGCCGGGGCTCTGGATATGTTCGGCGATGGCGTAGCCGGCGACGCAGGACGTGATGCCCGCGGCGAGGACGCGCCTGATTACCCAACCAGGGGAGACGGGAGTGGTACTGAGCAGGAGCCTGGCGCACATGGCCATGCCCCCTAGGACGGCCGCCACAACGCCGTCTTTCACTTCGGTCGGCAGCTCTTCGGGATTGATGGGCGAGGCGCTCACGAGATGCGGGGCGGCTTGGCGTTAGGTTCGAGCAGGACGCGGCGGTAGTTCTGAGACCAGAGCACGGCGCAGATCATCTTGCCCGTGCGGTCGACCTCAGGCTCTGACATCCCTGGATGGGCGAGGTGGGTGACCTCGTGAATTAGAACTTCAAGGGAACGCCGTGCGCCGAGCCTTGGATCTATCTCCAGCTTGTTCTCGCCGATGAAGGCCTGTCCCCAGGCACGCTCACGGCCTAAGCGTCGGCTGACGACTTTGACCTTATTCTTGCGGCGGGACATCGTCGGAAGGAGAGGGCTTGTTCACCGAGTCGCGAACCTTGTCGGCCAGCCACCAGAGGCCGAGGCCGCACGAGATGACGATGGTCGCACCGGCCGCATACTCGAAAAAGGGCGAGTCGATGATGAACGGCACCGATCCGCAGAAGGCTCCGCAGAGTAGCAGGGGCAGTCCGATGCGCGGGCCCATGAAGGCGGTGGTCAGGGCTCCGATGACGGCGAGGCCGCCGCCGACGAGCGTCCATGTCTGGGCGGAGGCGTCCTTCTTCACGCGCTCGACCTCCTTCTGCAGCTCGACGATGCGGGCGTCCTTCAGCTGCGAGACGCGGGCGGCTTCCTTCTGGTCGGCCTCGAGTTTCTCCCAGGCCTTGTTGACGGCGGTGGCGAGTTTGCGTCCGAACTCCATCTGGCGGGCGTAGTCGATGGGGTCGGCCTTGGTAGCCCGGGCAACGGCGAAGGCCACGTCCGCCTCGGGAGGCGGGGGCAGATAGGACTGGGCGAGGCGAGACTCCGCGACGACGACCTTGGGCTTGTCGGCGTTCTTCTCGATGGCCACTAGCGCAGCGCCTACGCGGTGATCCGTCTTGTCGAGGTCTTTGCCTAGGGTCTGGACGGCGTCAGGCTTAGTCGGGGCCGGCGGCTGGACAGGCAGGGGCGGCAGGGCGTCACCCTTGCGGAACAGACTGCACCCGGTCAGGGCCAGGACGGCGATGACCAGGAGCAAGCGCACGGCCTTAGCGTCCCTTGAGCGCGTCGAGAGCGGCCTTGCCCTTGGCCTCCAGCTCGGAGGCTTTGGCGGAGTGCTTCCGCATGACGAGCAGACCCGTGATCAGGCCGAGGATGAAGGAGATGATAGCGATGATCATAAGATTAAGCGGGACGGAGGCCGAGGCGGTAGTTCACGCCGTTGATGGTGACCAAGAGGTCTAGAGTGTCCGGGCCACCAGTATGGGAGGCCGTGCCAGTAGGATTAAAGGACAGGCCATTGAACGAGATGCCGTTGGCATCAACCCTAATGGCCGCCGTAGCGTCCGGGGCAGTACCTACGCCAACCTTGCCGAACTGATCTACGACGAAGCGGGTGGCATCGGGGGTGGTGCTGTCCTCAACCTCGATAGCATTTCCAGATCCACGCTGGGTGACACGAAGGGCCGCAGTAGTGCTACTGCTTGTGTCAATAACCATCTGTCCCGTGAAGGTGTTAAACTGGTTAAGGATGGGGACATTGTAGTTAACTCCACCAGTTCGATAAGTAATCTTGGGGGATACGGCGTTTGAAATCCAGAGGTCACCATTGGCCGCGCTGGCGGGAGCAGAGTCGCATTGACCTCCAAGGTTAATGCTTGGAGAACTTGAACTAATCGTGGCAAAATTGACCTTACCAGTAAAGGTCGCACCCGAGAGGTTGGCCTTCAGGTTGTCAGCGGTCGTGACGAAATCCGTCGTCGCCAGTTTCAGGGACGAGTCGCCAGCGGTCTGGGTGACGCCGTTGGTAATGCCCTGGAGCGTGGTCGTCGAAGTTCCGGTGGTCGAACCGATGGCAATGTTCGTCGTCGAGCCAGCCTCACCGTTCGTGCCGATGTTGACCGCCTTGGTAAAACCTGAGATGGTAGCACCAGTTCCGATATTGATGGTACCAGTTTCAGTAGAGCTGCCCAATGTCTGGTAGGCGTTTGAAAACAACTTGTACCCAGTAATATCCTGGTTGCCTTGAATGTCTACGGCCTGACGTGCAGAGGCCGCTTGTCCCCAGAATAGTCCTGCGCTGGTCATCCATAGGTCTCCGCTCAAAGGGGTAGTCGGAGCCGTTCCTAGTGGGATTCTAAATCCGGCGCCGCTGGTCGTAGAAGCGATAGTATTGACCTTGCCGTTCTGGTTGATGAAAGAATAGGTGGTGTCCGACGTGACGTCCTTGAACTGGACGACATCGCCCGTGCCGTCCTGCGTGATGACCAGGGCAGGGCTGGTCGAGTCTGTCGTGATCGTCACGTTGCCAGTAAGCGCGGCGTTGGCAGAGTTAGCCTTGCCAGAGATGTCGGCTGCGACGAGGTAAGATGCAGGGTTGGACGAAAGCGGGTAGTACAGGCCGTTCGCGACAGTGGTCGTCGAGTAGTCCGCAGCCGTGGCCGTGGACATCGTGCCAAGGCCGGAGATGTCCGTATTGGCTAGGGTGATGGCTCCCGTGCGGCCGGCGACGGAGGTCACAGGGGCGGAGGTAAGGAAGCCCGAAGGGTTGCCCGTCAGAGGATAAAATCCAGCGGTGACCCAAGCCTCGGTTGCGTAGCCGGCGAGCGATAGGGTAGACCAGTCGGCGTCGTAGTTCGCGTTGCTCGACTTGGTCAGGACTTGGCCTGTCATGCCGCCTGTCGGCAAATTGGATCCAGCGGGGAAGGCGGTGCTCTGGACAGACATGTCCGGGAAGGTGATTCCCGACGACGGCGAGATCACGAAGGAGCCAAAGGTCGTGTGCGTCAGGCTCAGGGAGGTCGGCGTATACTGTCCGACGTTAGCGCCTGAGCCTTGCAACGTAAGGCCGGCAAAGGTCGGGTTATTGAGCGTGCCTAGCTGAAGATTATCCCTGGCAGTGGCGAAGTTGGTCAGGCTGCCGAGATTATCGGCCTTGGTCAGGTAGGGCGTAAGCGCCGAGGCCGTCAGGAAGCCCGAGGGGTTACCCGTCAGAGGATAAAAACCAGCGGTCACCCAGGACTCGGTCGCGTAGCCGGCGAGAGATAGGGTAGACCAGCCAGTCGCGTAATCGAGGTTGCTCGACTTGGTCAGGAATTGGCCCGTAGTTCCGCCAGCGGGGACGCCGACGCCGGGAGCTCCTGGGACGCCCTGAGGGCCAGCGGGGCCGGCGGGGCCAGCGGGGCCAGTAGCGCCAGGGGTGGCGACGGTGCCCGACAGCGTTCCCGCGATCAGGCTGTTGAATGTTCCGTTGATGGTCGCCATGTTAAGCTTGAGTGATGGTCTCCTGGATCTGCACGCGGAAGATGGTCGAATGCGTCACGGGGCCGCCAGGGAAGGTGAAGCGGATGTCCCAGCTCGCGAGGCCGAGCGCCCAGTCGGCGGTATCACCGGGGAAGGTGGCCGTAAAGGACAGGCCATCGACGGCCAAGACGACCACGAGCGGGTAATCCTTGCCGCTCCGATCGCGGAGGGTCGAGGTGATGGTCGTGCCGAGTAGATTGGCGGGCTCGCCGGCCCCGGGAACCCACGTCCAGACGCTGGAGAAACTGTCCCCTCGGGAGAATACGGCGGTATTGGAGCAGCTCATCGGGTCTTCTTAACCCTGCGGAGATTGGCAAGGGGGCTCAGAAACCCGTCAATTTGCCGATGGCGTAGACCTCCGTGCCGCCCGGGTTGTTATTCCCTAGGAACTGGCCGCCCGGTTCATGCGCGCTGGCCGTAATCGTAAACGTCCCGATGTCGGTGTCGACGGCCTCCCCGATGAACTGAAGGAAGTCATGATTGTCGACTGTCGTGATCGCTGAGACTATTCCCTGAGCGCCTATGCCGAAGGAAGTTGAGACGACGCTGTCTTCCTCGCTGTTGTAAATCCAATAGTAAGGGGTCGTATCTGGGACGGCCGGGCCTGGACTGACATATGCGACTTGTCTGAAAAGGTAGCCCGCATCCCACTTGAAGAACTTAACAGGGCTTTCCGTCTCCGGCCATGCCCTGGAGTAACGCGTATAGGATGCACCGTTGGTAAAACCATTAAGCACAAGCGGCGAACGCATCGAGCCCCATGTGCATGGCGGGACAGTCGTCCCTACCATCGGGCCACCGATGCGCGTCGCCATTAGACTCCCGCCCAGTAGTAACGGGCGGTATCCGTGCCGATCTTAAGACGCTCGGCCCAGACAGAGCCGGAGATGGTCTGGTCGACGGTGAAGGTATCGGGGTCGCCGACGTTGCGCGCCATGCCCATGAGGATGTAGCAATACTCGTCGGTGTCCGTGAGGGCGGTCGGGGACTGCACGATGGTCGGGTAGTACGGGTCGGTAATGTCCGTGACCGGGAAGATCGGGTTGTCTGATGCGTAGGCCTCCGTGCCCATGCGGAGATAGATGAAGGTGTCGCCCGTCGTGAGGAAGTCGATGGTCGCGGGGAGCAGCGTGCCGGAGCCAGGTTCGTCGAACGGAACAAGGTTGTTGGCCATGCCCGAGCAGACGTTCGCACGGAAGAGGAAGCTCTCCCCGCTTGCAACGGTGAAGGGGTGGAACTGGAACGGATGCTCGCAAGCGTTGTCGTCCTGAGCCGCGCAGCTTCCCGCGGTGAGGCCGATGTAATTGATGGACGTCCAGTCGGCCGGCCCGACGAACTCCTCGAACCAATCCTCGTTCGCGGGGGTCAGCCCGTTGAGGTTCGTCAGGGTGTCCGCATTGACGATGAAAGACCACGCATCAGGGGTCGAGTTCTTGTTCAGGTTGTAAGGGTCGTTCGTCTCGTTCAGGTCGTCCTGGTTGCATAGGGTCGTCCCGATGAACTGCACGGGGATCTGGAGGTCGATGGGCCCGACGATGTGCTGGTCGATGGTGAAATTAAAACCGCCTTCGCCCGGGGCTGTCGTGGCCGTGACGATGGCGATGAGCTTGACCGCGTAACCCCACTTGACCGGGTTGAACCAAGTCGTGTGGCAGTTGCCCCAGTCGCCGGACAGGCCCGTAGATGTGGCGTCATAGCCGGTCATCTTGTGCATGTTCGTCTTGTTGACGTACTCCGACGGCCCGGTCTCCGAAAAGATGGTGTTCTCGATGCTGTCCGAGGCCTTGAAGATGGACACCCATGGCTGCTCGGCGTTCAGGAGCGCCGACTCGGTGTCGTCGTTCGACTGGTTGATGTCGAACTTGCTGATCGTGATGTAATACGTCCCCGCGGAAGTGATGTTATAATGGCCCCCGTCCTCCATCCAGACGCTCGAACCAGTGCCGGCCGTGTGGGTTATGCCTGCGCCGTAGACCGCCACCTTGCTGATCCATGACTGGCGCTGGTCGTTGTGAGCGCCGAGCCTGATGCGCGGCATATTGCTTTGCGTGAAGAAAACCGTCCCCTTGGCGAGCTGAAGCTTGTTGACTCCATCGACCTTCTTTACGCCGACTTGGAACTGTTGGACGATTGTCGCGCCAGACGGATCCCATTCGCTCCAGGGGCGTTCAATGTTCAGGTTCGTCCCGAGGCTCGAGGACGTGAAGGTATAACCGACTCCGGGCTGGATGCTCATGCTCCTGAGATGTTGATATAAGTGAGATTGTCCCAGCCTTCCTTTGCATAACGAATCTCATAGTTCACCTTATAAAGTGACCCGAACTCCTCGACGTTGACTTGTGAAAGAAGGTTCTTGTGGCCCCAGGAGGTAGTCCCAAAAGGAGCCCAATCAGGGAGAAGTGGGTATTCAGAGCCCCAAGACCTGGTCGAGGTGGCCGTGTTCAAAAGGGCGAGAAGGCCTTGGACGAAAGTGACGTTGTTGTAATACACGACGCCAGTGTAGGTCGTGGTCGTGGCAAGGTATTGCGTCTTGCCGTAAAGTGAAGGGTACTCGGGATTGACGAACCCGATGAAGCGTCCGCCGTTTTCCTTTTCAAAGCACGTTCCGTTCGCCCCTAGATAGGCCGGAGCGCCGTTGACGTTGGGCGCAAGGTTGTCGGGGTCGTCTTGGACATAGGGAGGAATGCCGGCGAGAGCGATGGCGAAAGGGACTGCGTTGAAAAAGAAGTTCGGATGGCTCGTGATGTTCTCCGCGGTCAGGCCGTTGGCTGCGGAGGTGTTCGCGTTGGTTCGGTTGCCGGCGTTGATGGCGGGGTCGATGCCGACGTAGTCCACCTTCACCGTCTTATACTGGAGGTTGTCGTATGACGTGCTCGACTTGTGCGCCTTGAGGTAAGTCAGGCCGCCGAAGTCCAGGGGCTCGCCGCGTTGAGTGACCGGGACGGAGGTCGCCCAATCGCATTTGTAGGTAGCCGACGCGGTGACCAGTCCGAAGCCGTCAGAGATGAGGGTGATCCCGGGCTGAATCAACTCCGAGTTCAGCGTGTTACCTGTGTTTACAATGGTCATGATATGTTAAAAAGATCCCGCCTTTTGTACGGGCAGGGGGACGGTCTCAGTGAAAGGAGCCGGCACGGTGCCTCCCTTTCTCATGAGGTTCTGCTCTTCGAGGACGGCTTTGATTTCCTCGAGGACTTCGGTCTGCCTGGTCATCGCTTCCATGACCGGGTTGGCGCCGACGCCGATCACGCTGCCGAATCCTTCGGGGCCCTTGAAGGTGCCGTCCTTTGCGTTTTTACTTTCTAAAGCTGCACCGCTTTCGGGGTCATTTTGAATGTCTTCTGAGAGCATTCTTTGAACTTCTTTTTGAAGCTCAGGGTCTTTGATTGCCCTGTGAGATGCGGTAAAAGGTTTGATAGAATGTCGGCCCGCTTGGATGTCTTTCCATAATTGTTTGCCGCGCGGGTCTTTAGAAAGAAATTCTTCGGTCGTCGTGATTCTTTGGGTCTTTGCTTCTTCTGTTGATTCTTGGCTCTGCTTTTGTCTTTCGCGCTTTCTGGCCCAGTACTTGTCCTCCGCAGACATGAGCTTGTTTGTGTCATTGATTGCTGCCTGGTTTGCGTCCTCTCGTTTCTTTTGATTATCCGCAATAAGTTTACCAATCAAAGCCATCACCCCGGTAAGCAGCGCCATCGGCCCGAGGAAGGAAAGGAAGATACTCTTGAAAGAATTGCTGAAGGCTTCTCCGATTCCTTTTAACTGTTTATCGAAATTGCTGACGGCCGTCTTGGCCTTGTCCATAGCCTTGGGGACGTCCGAGGTCGTCTTGATGTTTACGGTCAGGTCTTGGCTCATCGTCTCTTTACCCTGCGGGATTGGCAACGGGGGCTTCGCCTTCGCCGGCCTTAAGCTGCTCCTCGATATAGGCCTCCTCCTCCGGCGACATGATCGCCACGTCCGCACCCTTGCGCATGGCGAAGGCCGCGTTCAGCCAGATGGCCTGACACTCGGGCATCTCCCAGGCACGCTTCTCTTCGATGCCGTTCGCCACTAGGTTTGCCACAATCGACAGCGGCCAGGGCGGGCCTTTGCTTCCTCCGCTTTTCTTGTTCGTTTGCTCCCAGAACTTCGGCCAGTCGTGAATCAGAATATAATCAGAGAAGGCTTTTAGCAGACGCTCGAAATGTGGAAAGTTTTCGTTAAGGTATATGACGCGCATCTTATCGATGAACCCGAGTCCGCCTAGGGGCTCCTCGGCGCAGACCTGGCAGGCAAAGATAAGGTCGGACGGGGTAACACCGCGGGAGCCGGTGACCAGGGGAGAGTCAAAGGCATGCAAGCGCACGCGGTACTTGAGGCACCACGGGTAGAGCGTCCTGCCTAGTAACTTGAACGGGGCAGGGTCTACCTGGCTATTTAGGAAGCGCCTATCCACTTCCCCTAGACTACGCCCCTTGCGGGGGTGTCAATTAATAGCTGATTTCTTCGTACGACTCAGCAGTGACCGAGACGCTGACGAAACCTTGCGAGCTGCCACGGTCGTCGACCTTGGTGATCACGCCGGAGAAGGAGACCGAAGCGGCGCCGCCCGGATAAGCCGAAGCGGTTTTCGCGGTGAAGGAAAGGGTCGCTCCCAGCTGCGGGACGGAAGTGGCCTTGGCCACGCCCTCTATGGTGATCTCGGACTTTCTGTCATCGTAACGGGCGGTTACCGTGAGGCCGGACTCATTGACCACCGTGCCGGTGTTGTTGAATCCAGAGCTGACCGAATATGATTGCACGAAAAGCGAGGCCTGTTGGCCCGGCCCGATTCCATACAAGCACACGACGCCTTTGTTTACTTCGCTCATCTTACTCCTGCCCTAATTGGCAACCTACTCGGGGTTGAGGCATGTGAGGATGTCGAAGGCAAACGAAGTCGCCCAAGAGCGCTCGTCGATGCCCTCGTCTTCGGAGCGGTATGTCACGTCGTAACAGAGGGCGTCGCCGGTCACCGCGAAGGCGTCTTGGATCAGGCCCACGCTCCGCATGCAATCGGACAGCGCAGCGCATCGGGCACGGTGCACGGCGAGGGTCGTGTCGTCGGCGTTCGAGAACAGGGTCACGCGGACGGAGCAATCGAAGTTGCCAAGGCCTTCAGGAAGGTCACCAGGGGCCCGGGCGGAGTCGCAGAGAACGACGGCCTTTGGTAGGGTCTGGGTCGCGGCGCTGTCACCCGTAAGGATGGCTACGCCGGCGAGTCCAGCCTGGGCGGTGAGGTAGGTCGCGAGTGTTCCCTCGACGATGTGGCGGATGGATTTGGTGAAGGCCATGTTATTTGCGGTTAAACTTGTCGACGGGTTTCTTCATGCGGTGACGCATCATGGCGGGCATCTGCTTGACGCGGTTGCCGTAGACTAAGCCGAGGACTCCTGCCTCGTCGGCGATGCCGTTGATGTTGCCTAGAGTGTTTGTCACGGCGATTTCTGCGATCTTGTCGGTGAAGGCGGTCACACTACGGCCGGCCACACCAGAATGCGAGGTAATCCATGAGGCCTTCCGAAGCTCGGCGCCGGGTTCGCCCTGCTGGCCGTTCATGTCCTTAGGTCGGGGAAGACTTGCCATACCTTTTGCCCAGCCGGACTTGACGGCGCCGACCATCTTCTGCCGGGCCTCAATGTATTCCTTAAGCTCGTTCTTATCCTGCACGAGTAACTTGGCAGAGATGGCACGTTGCCCTTTCTTTATGCGTCCGCCGAAGCGGCTTTTGACCTGGTTATGAATGGGCCTAAGGTCACGCACAAAACCCGGAGTGCCGTATTCGCTCTTAACTGGGTTCGCCCTGTTCAGGAAGTTCTTGGCCTTGGCAAAGGCCCGCTGCTTGTCGGCGTCGGCTGCGATCTTCGAGAGGATGCTGCGCTGGCCGAGCATGCCAGAGAGTTTGCCGCCGTCAGTCAGGCGGGTGAACATGCCGAAGTCGCCCGTCTTCACGGCAAAGGCCATTTGGTTGACGATGTTTCCAGCAACGCCCCTTTCCGAAGAGTCGTTTGCGGCCACGAAGATCTTGGAGATGTCGCCGGCGACTGCCTTCATGCCCGCCTTCTTCGCGCTAGGGCTTAGTCCATTGCCCCCGCCGCGGGGAAGGGGAGGGGTGAACTTGGCCGCGTCCTGACAGGCAAGCATGCCCTGCTCGAGCACGGCGTCGCGCATGGTGATCTTCATCCCAGCTGCGAACTGGCGACAGGCCTCCACGAACTGAGCGAGTGACTTCGGCTCGATGGCGCCTTTCTTGGCCATTACTGGTTGTCGTCGATGACGACGAGGGTGACCCAAGCCGAACCGGGCTTGTAGGTCTGGGTCGTGATGCGGACGTTCTTCCCGCCGGCCACGATCTTCTTGCCCTGGGCGAGGGAGGCGATGGGGGAGCCGCCGACGATGATGGCCGTGGAAGCCCCAATAGACCCATCTGGAAGGCTCCAGGAGGCCGTTGCGGCGGGGAGGCGGACATTGTACTGGGTGCGCTCCATATACCCCCCTGCCTCAAGCACGGTCTGCACGGCGGGGTCGGA